GAAGAGAAGCTCGCGCACCTGACGATGGATGCCCGCATGAAGGGCATCGCGGTGCTTCCCCCGGACATCAACGCCTCGTCCGAGTTCATCGAAATCAAGGACGACAAGACGCTTTACGCGCCCTTCCAGGCAATCAAGGGAATCAGTGAGAGCAGCGCGAAGACCATCGTGGATCTGCGTAAAGACCTCGGCAGACCCTTTACGGGCAAAGCCGACTTCGAAGCGCAGCTAACTGCTCGCAAGATTGGGGCGAAGTGCAACGCGACGGCCCGCGAGAAGCTGGAGAAGGTGGGCGCGTTTCACTCGACCGACGGCGGACTTGCGCCCCTTCACCCCGACCGTCTTAAGGATCGACTCGAGTTCATGCCGGGGTTCACGGTGGACGCGGTGAAGGCTGATCGTAAGCTCACCACCGAACGCATCGCCGTGCTTGAGATCGCCAAGATTTCGGGTGAGGCGCGAACCTGCGAGAAGTGCTCCTTGAAAGGCAAGGCGCACCCGCTTCCCGCGATGGGGAAGAGTCCGAAGTTCATGGCGGTGTTCGATTGCCCGTCTTGGCAAGACGAAAAGGCGGGTCAGATGCTCTCGGGGGATGTAGGCAACGTTCTCAAGATTGCGGTCAAGGGCGCGGGCATGACCCCTAACGACGGCTACTACACGAGTCTGGTCAAGAGCCCGAAGGACGGCAAGATGCTGACCAACGAGCAGATCATCGGGTGTGGCGATTACCTCAAGCGAGAGATTGCCACCCTCAAACCGCCGGTTATTCTCGCGCTCGGGTCGAATGCGATTCGGTTCTTCGCCCCGGGTGTGAAGGGCAAGCCTGAGGACATCGTGGGCAAGGTCGTCTACGACCCGAACATCGACGCCAGTATCGTGTTCGGGCTTAACCCCGCTCAGGTGCTTTTCGACCCCTCGAAGGTGAAGCTTCTCGAGTCGGCCTGCCAGAAGGTTTCGGAATTGATCGCATGAACAACGAAGGAGAAGTCATGAGTGACGAGCAAAAACCATCCACAAACCCATTCGCCATCAAGAAGTTCGTTGACCCGCAAAAGCTCGCGGTCGATGTCCAGGTGAGCGAGCGAACCCTCGACGATGCCATTTCGACCCACGCGAGCAAGTTCGTTCACTACGCCGGCCAGGCCGCGATGGCGCGGCGACAGCTTGCCCGGGCAGAGGCGGGAATGGAGATTCTCGAATCGCGCCTTTACCACGAGTGGCGCACGAAGCTGACCGCGGAGGCCCCGACAGTCGTCGATGGGAAGGGCAAGGAGAAGCGCGCCTCGGTGACCGAGGCTCAGGTGACTGCGGCGGTCAAGAACGACTCGCGCTGGTGGAGCGCGAAGCAGAAGGTCATCGACGCGAGGATGCTGTTCGACCTCGCGATCGACGCGCGTAAGGCGATCGACGACAACAAGGACCTGCTGGTGCAGATGGCGGTCGATCGTCGGGCTGAGCGGGAAGGACAGCTTCGTATCGGGGCAGCGAAGAACCAAGGGGGTCGCGACGCGGCCCTAGAGGCAGAGCGAAACCGCCTTGCGGGCTAAAACCTTATACGAAGCAAAGTCAGTCAATCCTGACTATAATAGCGGTGTCGAGACGCTGCTACCGCATAGGGGTGGCGAGCTCAACACCTACTGGCTTACTGATTCATATTGACACTAGACGAAACGACGAAACGACGAAAGGACGAAAGGACGAACCACTCATGACCTCCGCAACTCACGAAGCCCTGCTCAAGCTCATCGCCGAACGCAAAGCACAAGTCTCCCGCCAGAAGACGATCAAGCCGAAAGACGGGCGGAATCGCTACCGCATTCTGCCCGGTTGGAAAGCGCAGCTCGGCGATCCCCGGTTCTACATCGACTTTGGTCAGCACTTCATCAAGGATGCGACCGGGCAGGTCAAGGCCGTCTACATCTGCGTCGACAAGACCTTCGGGCGCCCCTGCCAGGTCTGCGAGACGATCAGTCAGGCTATTCTCGGCACGACCGACGACGCGACCAAGAAGCGTCTCGAAGATGCCCGCAGCAACGCCAGGGTGCTTCTGAACGTGCTCGAGCTCGACGGCCCGACGCCGACCATTCCGCAGATCCTCGAGGTCGCCCCGTCCGTGTTCAACGGCAAGCGTGGTGTCGGGGGCATTCTCGGACTGTTCGCCGAGTGGCCCATGATGCTCGATCCCGCGAACGGGCACGACATCATCATCGAGAAGGCAGGTTCGAGCAAAAACGATACGACCTATTCGGTGCAGATCGCGGGCGGCTCAAAGCCGGTCCCGGCCGAAGCCCTCACCAAGCTGCACGACCTCGACAAGTTCGTGCAAGTCGAGTCCGAAGAGGCAATGCGTCGCGCCCTGACCTCGGTTCAGTCGATCTCGGGTCTGCTTCCGGCTTCGGGTGCTTACGGCACGGGCAAGGATCGTCCCGAAACGCCCGCACCCGCACTGACAGCCCCGCAGCCGAGCGTCATCACCGCGCCGGCCACCGTGATCGCGCAGCCGGTGGCCCCCGCCCCGGTTCAGGCGCCCGCGCTGGTCACGTCCGCAGCACCGACCGCAGCCCCCGTCGCGGCTTCGGCGCCGGCCCCGAGCACCGGGGACGCCGAGCTCGACAAGCTGCTCGCGGACCTCGGGTAACGGACTTTTCTGTTCGTGGTTGGGGGCGGGCTAACTCCCGGCCCGCCCCCTTTTTCTTCAAGGACCATGCACTACCTTCTGATCGACGGTAATTCGGTCGGGCACGCCAATCACAACACGACGGTCCTGACGACCCCGAAGGGCTTTCAAACCCAAGCGGTCTACGGGTTCCTGCGAACGTTGCGGTTGCTACTCGAAGACCGGGCTGGCGTTGTCCCTGTGGTGTTGTGGGACGGTCGGGCACAGTTTCGGTTCGATTTGTTCCCCGACTACAAGGGCAAGCGTGAGGAAAAGGTCGACCCAAAGGACGAGGCCCGGAGGGTCGCATATCAGGCCCAGGTCCCGTTCATTCAAATGCTCGCGAGGCTACTCGGGGTGGGCCAGATCGTTCATGAGGCCCTCGAGGCAGACGACCTCGCGGGGTCACTGTCTCACGCCTACGCACAACGCGGCGATACGGTGACACTGGTGAGCGGCGACAAGGACTGGTTGCAACTTGTCGGTGAGAAGGTCGATTGGCTCGATCCGATCTACGACCGCAACCCCAAGCGGGAAGTAGTCAACCTCGCGAACTTCTTTCTTTCGACTGGCTACTACAACCCGAAGACCTTTCTCGAAGGCAAGGTTCTGCGGGGTGATTCGTCGGACTGCATCCCGGGCGTGGGAGGCATCGGGGAGAAGGGCGCTCCCGAGTTCTTGGCGGCGTTCGGGTCGATCAGGGGCTTCTACGATCAGGTGGCGAGTGGTGCGTTCAAGCCGAAGAAGAAAGCGCACTTGAGACTGCTTACCCCCGAGGGTCGCAGTAACGTTGCGCGGAACCTCAAGCTCATGCGACTTGACCCACAGCGCGCGATCCCCAACGAGGGCCTCAACTTCACGACAGGCGACTACGACGAGGACAAGTTCATCACCCTCTGCGGACACCTTGCATTTGCCTCGATTCTCAACGACCTCAATAACTTTCTGCGGCCGTTTCGGGCGCTGCAAGAAACCCGCAAGGCCGCATAACCCAGGAGCAAGACTGTGGACCTCTCAGCACTCGCAGCAGACATGGAGAAGGCGATCGGTGAAAACGCCGAAGAGCAGGGCGTCAAGAACTGGCTGAACACCGGCTACGCTCCGCTGAACAAGATCATTTCGGGGCTTTACGCCAACGGACTCCCGCAGGGACGCATCGTCGAAATGTATGGCCCGTCTAGCTCGGGCAAGACGGTGCTGACGGTGCTGTGGGCGATCGAGGCTCAGCGCCAGGGCGGCGTAGCGGGGTTCATGGACCACGAGAAGGCGCTCATGGTGCCCCTCGCGCAGAAGCTCGGCCTCGATACCACGTTCCCCCGCTGGATCTACAAGCGCCCCCGGACGTGGGAAGAGTCGAACACGACGATGATGCGGGCAGCCGAGGTCATTCGTGAGAAAAAGGCGATCCCCGAAGAGGCCCCCATTCTCATGGTGCTCGACTCGATTGCTGCGGCGATGCCCAAGTCGCAGATCGAGGACAGCAAGGGCAACGAGCGCGGTATCGACGAATACACGATGAACGACACGACGGCACTCGCTCGGGTGACCTCAACCACCCTAAAGGCGATCAACGACCTTGCCGCAGAGCTCAACGTGACGATGCTTTACCTCAACCAGATCCGCATGAAGCCCGGCGTCGTCTACGGTGATCCGACCACAACCCCGGGCGGCACCGCAATGGAGTTCTACGCGAGCACCCGGCTGTCTCTCGGGCGTGAGCGAATCTATGAAGGCACAGGCGCGGACAAGGAGCTCGCCGGTCAGGTTATCAAGATCAAGTGTGTCAAGAGCAAGCTGACCCGACCCTTCCAGACCGCGACGCTGCGCTTCATGTTCAACGACGACGGCTCGGCGCGGTTCGACCCCACCTTCAGTCTGATCGAGCACCTGATGGACATCGGGCGTCTGCCGGCGGGTTCGAAGCCGGGGTCGGTGACCTGGATCAACGGCAAGCAATACTCGAAGGGGCAGCTTGCCGAGCTCATCGACAAGGCGGGCGCCCCCGCCCATAAGGAGCTGATGGACCTCTTGCCGAAAGAGGGGGAATGATGGCGAATCCCTTTCTCGTTGCGATTGCGACAGCGACGGCACGGAAGAACGTCGGGAAGCACATCAGGGACAAGCTGCGCTCCAAGAAGGTGCGGCGACAGATGAAGGAGAAGCGCGGGAAGGTCGAGAACCAGCCGATGTAGCGGTCGGGTCAGTTTCCCTATACTGAACCTAGAAGGGAGACCGCCCATGCCGAACATTCGGATTCCGATCTACGCAATTGACTTCGAGCCGCCTCTTGTTGGGCTTGAAGGCTACTTCAACACGTTTCGCATTGGTGGAACGTGGGCTGCTAGGGTAAAGCGGGGGAGCACGGTGCTCCTATACGACACTAAGGAGAAGCGGATATTCGGGCGCGCGAGGGTGACTGATGTCGAGCTAGGAAAGCTCCTCGACATGGCGGGGGTTCACGCGCACATGAACCACAACCAGCTTGGCAAAGCCCCAAGCGACGCCACAGCAGACCTGATGCGCCGGGTGCAGAAGCGTTACGGGCCGAGAATCGCGCACGATGATAAGCGCACTACGGTTATCTACTTGCAGAGGACGAAATGAGGAAAGCAGACCGCGAAATTCGCCTGGGGCAGTTTCACAACATTCAGGACGCATGTCTTCAAGTCGTTCACATTGCGGGTGCAATGGACCGGCTCGGCATGACCAAAGGTGCGAGCGAGCTGGTGCGTCTTGCGGAACAGATTCGCGTCAACGCGGCGGTTTTGCGCGAAGTTCCGAAGAAACTGTCACGAAGAAAGAACAGGGGGCGGAAGTGAAAACTCTCTGCCTGAACTGCGGGCATTAGAGGCGCTATCGTGACAGAAGATCCCGTTCAGTTCGTAGTGTCGGAGTTGTTAAGCGACTTCGAGCACAGTCTCGACATAGGCGATTACAGCCCGATAGTGGATGTCGAACCGCACATTCGCTACACGGATGACCGTGTTACGTCGTTTCGCGTCAAGCTGAAGGATGGTAGGGCGGTTGAAATCACGGGGAGGCTGGTGTCGTGACCCCCGCCGAACGTAAGGCAATCATTACCGCGCTCGCCGACTACATGGCGAGCGAAGGTTGTTCGTGCTGTCAGAATGTCGACGCGCATGAGAAGGCCAAAGAGAAGCTCGGGAAGCTGCTGCGCGTGCCTAAGTATGAGGACGGCAGTGGCTACGACTTTTATAGGTTTCGCACCAAGCGATGAGCGTTGAGTTCAAATTGCCGAAATTGAACGAGGCAATTTCGCGTTTAGACTCCTTACTTATGCAGGCGTTTGTTTCGTCAGAACATCCTGCGATTCAAGATTGGCTGACTGTGCGATTCGCCTTGAAGGAGTTGGAAACGCCGCCACTCGACAGGGATGTTCAGTTAGCCCTTGCCGAGCTTGCTGTGTTGAATGAACCAGGACGCGAAAGCGCGGTGCGACACATAGCTTCGGTCATCGAGCGACTCTCCCGGCATGCCTGAGCTTCGCTTCCTTGATCCTCAACCCGATCCCGACCGCGGCTGTGTAGTTCAGCAAGTCAAGAAGGGGCGGGCATTCTACGGGCGTCTGGAAACCTATCCGCTTCCGTGGCGGGGCGCGAAGCACCTGCGGATCTATTGGGCGGTTCGTCGGCCTGATGAGGTTTTCTACGAGCTAGACGCCTGGGCGGTCGATGTGGAGACGATCACCGCGCTGCGGGCGAAGCAGACCCAATATATCGGCGTCGATGTAACCAATGGCGACAGATACCTGACGCTGTTCGAGAACTTCACCGACAAGACGCTCGGCGCCGATGTGCTCAACTACTCGGGACGCACCGGGGCGAAGGGCAAGAAAGGCGCGTTGCAGTGGTATTTGCCGCGCTACGCATTTGCGAAGGCACTGAAGTCCGAAGAGGAAAGCGCAGCAATCACCGCAGCCATGCTGCGGTTGAAGTCCAAGTAGCCCCGCCAAACACCGGGCGGGATCATGTAGCACCTGCAAACGAAAGGGGATGTTATGCTCCTGGAAACAGCAATGGTCTGCCTCGCTTTGAACGTTTACCACGAGGCGCGCTCCGAGCCGATCGACGGTCAGATAGCCGTTGCCAAAGTTACTATGCAGCGCGCCAAGTGGGACGCGAAGAACGTGTGTCGCGAGGTCTTTCGCCCGGCGCAGTTTTCGTGGACGACCGATCGGGCTGTGAAGGTCAAGGGCGGCTACAAGCTCAAGCCCTCGGGCATCCCGAAAGAGAAGGGGGCCTGGCTGGTCGCCTGGAACATCGCCAGGGCCGCGCTCGGGAATAACCTCCCCGCGGTCGGTGTGAGGGGTGCCACGCACTACCACACTGTCGATGTGCGTCCTGTCTGGAGTCGCAAGATGGTGGTCGTCGCCCGTATCGGGCGCCATATCTTCTACCGGGTCGCATAAGTCACGCCTGACTATAATAGAGGGATACGACAGGGAGCCCACATTGCAGCCATACGCGATCGTTTCTGACCTTCACGCCCATAACTGGAGCGCGTTCTCAACAACGCTTCCAAATGGGGTGAATTCGCGTCTACAGATCATTCTCGATGAGCTGGAACGGGCCTGCAAAACCCTTGCGGATGCGGGCGGGCGCTATGTCTACGGGGGTGGAGATCTCTTTCACGTTCGCGGTGCGGTTGCCCCTTCGGTGCTGAACCCGGTCAAGGAAAAGCTCGAGGTCTGCCATCGTAACTACGGGGTTAGTTTCGCGTTCAACGCGGGCAATCACGACCTTGAGGGGAAACATTCCACTCAACTCGGGAATGCGGTTCAGGCGCTTCGGTGTGATTGGGTGGACGTGGTGAGCGCCCCGATTCACGACGCCGGCCCGCATGACGGAATTTGCGTCGTTCCCTGGATCGAGAACCTCGAGGATCTTCGATCGACCCTTGCAGATTGGTCGCGCAATGTCGGCGACGATCGCCCTACGACCGACCTGTTGATTCACGCGCCCATGAACGACGTAATCGTGGGCCTGCCCAACAAGGGGCTCTCTGCCGCCGAACTTCGATCGCTCGGATTCCGTCGGGTGTTCGTCGGGCACCACCACAACCACAAGGACATGGGCGGGGGCGTCTACAGCATCGGGGCGACCACCCATCAGACCTGGAACGATGTGGGCACGAAGGCGGGCTTTCTGATCGTCACAGATAGCGAGGTCAAGTGGCACGCCTCTCATGCCCCGTCCTTCGTGGACGTGAACGGAGTTGATGACGCGACTGAGCTTCACCTTCGATGCGACGGCAATTACGTTAGGGCCAAGCTCACCACATCGAAGGTTGCCGAGATCGAGGCGCTTCGCAAGTTTCTGCTTGAAAGATGCGGAGCCAGGGGCGTGACCCTTCAAATAGTGCGCGAACCTGTGAGGGTTCGAACAGCGGGGGCGACCGTGAAGGCCGGCGCGTCTATCGAAACGTCGGTGTCGGACTTCGTGAATGCGACCATCACCGAATACAAGGAAGAAGTTGTCAGGGGCGCGCTCAACGTGCTCGCGGAGGCTGCGTAATGGCGCGCTGTCACCCGGGCGTAGAAGGGGGACAATGATTCCCGAACTTTGGGTCATCGCCTTCAAAGCGGGTATGGAGCACCGTTTCGGGCTGAAACCTGACGACTACGCGAAGGACATTGACCCACGTGAGATTGCGTCCTTTGCGACCGCATACCCCGACAGTGTGAACCCGGCGCTCGAGTTCTATGGCAACAAGTTTGGGTTGAACCGCATTGATAAGGAGCAGGCGTGAAGATTCTGTATCTCACCATCGAGAATTTCCTCACAATCGGGCTTGCCGAGCTACGTCTGTCGGACACCGGGCTGGTGCTGATTCAAGGGAAGAACGAGGATGAGCCCTCCGCGGTCTCCAACGGGGCGGGGAAGAGCTCCATTCCTGACGCCCTGATGTGGGTGCTGTTCGGGGAGACTGCCCGCGGCGTCTCGGGCGATGCCGTCATCAATCAGAAGGTGAAAAAGAACGCCCATGTCTCGGCTGTGATTCAGGACGGGGATTCGATCTACCGCATCGACCGGCACCGCAAGCACGACACGCAGAAGAACAACCTGCTGGTCAACGTTTGGAACCCCGCCGAGACTTACCCGCTCGGGCGACCTACCGACCTCACCCGTGGCACTGAAAGGGAAACGCAAGCCCTGATCGCCGAGATCCTGGGGTGCAGCAAGGAGGTCTTTTCTGCCTCGATCTACGCGGGGCAAGAGGCAATGCCCGACCTGCCGCGCATGACTGACAAGCAATTGAAGGTGCTGATCGAAGAGGCTGCGGGGGTCGAACGTCTCGAACGGGCCTACGAGATTGCGCGCTCGAAGGTTCAGGACGCCGAAGTGCTGTTTGGGCATACCCACACCACGATTCTGCGTGACGAGGCAGCCCTTGCGGACCTTCAGGTTCGTCTCGACGGGTTGAAGAAGCAGCACGCCGACTTCGAAGCGGGTCGGGCAGGGCGGGAAGCCTCGCACAAGGGGGTCGCGGCGGGGTTAGACCTCGAGATCCGCAATTTGCAAGAAAAGGTCGCTGCGTCGGGTGAAAGCGCCCTTCATGTGCGACGCGGGGAAATCACTGGCGCGCTTGCAGAGCACTCAAAGGTGCTTGCCAAGCACGCAGAGCTAGCGCGCGCGCATGTCGAAGCGCAGCGTGTTTGCGACCAGGCGGGGCATGCGTTCGCAACTGCCCGGGAGGAAATCAACCGCGTTAAGCAGCACATCGAGCAGGCCCCTGGCAATGTCGGGAAGCCCTGTCGAACGTGCAACAAACCACATACCCAGGATGATCTCGCAGCCGTGCTTGCGAACCTGAATGCGGAGCTCAAGACACTCGCGACGCGGGCGGTGGAGTTGAAGCAAGACTATGTGGAAAAGGTCGATGTAGCGGGCGAGGCAAAGAAGGTCGCGGACGAGTTCGCCAAGACCATTCCGGGCGTAAGTGCCCTGACTATCGAGCAGGCACTGATCGACACGAGGCTTCGCGAGGTCGAGGGGATGCGGAACCAAATCGCCCTTAAGCAGCGCGATCTGGAGGCAGCGAATCAACGGGCCGTCGCAGTCATGGGTGAGCCCAACCCTTACATATCCGCCATGAAGGCGATTGTGCAACAGGCGGTCGAGGTCAAGACCCGCATGACCGAGGCGAAGAGCAAGATTAAGGAGCTCGAGCGCGCTCTGGACATCGCGACTCTCGTTATGAAGGTGTTCTCGCCAGCCGGCGTGCGCGCCCATATCCTCGACACAGTGACGCCATTCTTGAACGAGCGCACCGCCGAATACCTGTCGGCCCTTTCGGACGGAAACTTGACGGCGGTGTGGTCTACGCTGACAACGACCGCCAAGGGCGAACCGAAGGAGAAGTTCAACATCGACTGCGAGAACGCTACCGGGGCCAAGAGCTTCGGGGGACTATCAGGGGGCGAGAAGCGCAAGGTAAGACTCGCGACGATGCTCGCGCTGCAAGACCTCGTGGCATCCCGGGCGACGAAACCCATCGACCTGTGGATCGGGGATGAGGTGGACGATGCCCTGGACCCAGCGGGGCTCGAGCGCCTGATGGGGATTCTCGAACAGAAGGCGCGGGAACGGGGTTCGGTGCTGGTCATCAGTCATAACGAACTCTCGGACTGGGCGGATTCGATTTGCACGGTGACGAAGCGCGGTGGGATCTCCAAAGCGGAGGGCGCTCTCGTCGCATAAGGGGACGACATGAGCGGCTGGCAAAAGACAATGAACTCGGAGCAGGTTCGGGCGCTAGAGAAGATGGCGGAGGTTCTCGCCCGCAAGCTTCAGGCGAACCCTGTTCTCGCCACGCTACAGGCCCCCGCGCAGCTTACGGTCAAGCACCGAAACGGGGAATACCGCAAGCAGTCGTTCATCGGCGGTGCTCAGTTCGTCTTCAATTCAGCCTACGCGGGGAAGCGTGATGGTGTGATTTTGATCGGGGTCCCCCAGGAGGCAGTCAAAGACATTCGCCTGGTCGAAGTGTCCATGAATAAAGGGGCGGAACACTTCGGGGCTAGGTTCGCGGGCTCCATCAATGACTTTCTGACCGGGGCTTTTGAACGCGCAGAAGCCGAACTGAAAGCTGCGGCAGACCTGGCGTTGCAGGAAGAGCGTGAGCGTCTCGAGGACCCGGCATTTTCGAGTTGGTAAGGACAGAAATATGGGCAATCACGACGCGGCCAGAGGCGAGCGGTTTAATTTCTTCAGCGAGGAACAATGAGCACAATCAAGGTAGTCGCATTCGACCCAAGCCTGACCAATTTCGGTGCCGCGCTCGCTTCTGTGGACGTGAATACCCTCAAGATCGAAATCGAGGGCCTCACTCTGTCCCAGACCGAGCCGGAAACCAAGATGGGCGTCAAGAAGAACTCGGACGACCTGCGTCGGGCGCTAGTGCAGCGCGCCAACATGGTGAAGATGTGCGAGGGTCGAACGCTTGCAATCGCCGAGATTCCCATGCAGACCACCCCACGGCCGGGAATGCTTCCTTCGATTGTGGCATCGGCGAGCTACAGCGCCGGCATCATGATTGGGGTGCTCGCTGGTTGCCCGATTCCGCTCATCCAGGTCTTTCCCCAGGACGTGAAACTCGCCGTCATCGGGAAGCGCAATGCGGCAAAGGAAGAAATGATCGAGTGGGCGATGGAAAAGTATCCCGCGGCACCCTGGCGTATGCGAAAGCAGAAGGTTCGCAACGGTGAGGGGTATACGCTTGTGCCCACCAAGGACAACGAACACCTGGCCGATGCGGTCGCGATTCTCGAAACGGGGATCATGACTGTCGAGTTCAAGCAGGCTCTTTCGATGTTCAGCGCGTTCAAAGCGGCCGCGTGATGGCTGCTCCCTTTGGGGACTATGAGGTAGTCAATATTTGGGAGGAGGATAAACTCTCCCTTTGGGAGAAATTAGGCGACGAAGCGTCGCACCTTACCGCGCGCGTTACTTTTGAGGACATGGTGGATCACGCGCGGCGTCGTATTACCCGCAAGTTTCGACAAGTGTATGACGAACGTGGCCCAGAGACCAAATGCGAGGAGATGTGGTGAGGCGCAGTGTAAGTGCGCGCCTTATATGGTAAGTCACGGCTAACTGCGTTAAGATTAGCCGCTCCCCACAAGCACAACACAACTAGGAGCTACAAGAAAATGCATCGTTCTTTCTCTACGCCAGCTCGCGTTTACGAGCCGGGCATCGGCGACGCTGTTGCCGACAGAACCATCAATCGTAAGAAACCTGACGGCACAATCGAATCCTGGGCGGATGTGGCGCTTCGCGTTGCGCGTGGCAACGTCGCCCTGAACCCCTCGGACGCCCCCTTCGAGTTCGACCCGCTGCATCATCACTTGCGTCAGGCGTCCCTACTCATGTCAGGACGCCATCTACAGCACGGCGATGAAACGCAACCGACCCGCCCCCAGGAGGTTTTCACGAATTGCTCGACCGCCGCGAGCACCTTCCTGACCTTCTACCTGCTGTTGAACGGCTCGGGTGTCGGGCGTTCCTACGATGACGATATGATGCTGGTGGACTATCGCAACCTGCCGCATGTCATTTGCGCGATCGACAGCGAGCACCGCGATGTGGTGGACGGTCGCATCAAGGCGCCCTCTCCCGAGGAGGTCTACGAAGCGAACACCAACGGCACCGAAATCGAGCACTTCATGGTGCCCGACAGTCGGGAGGGGTGGGCCAAGGCAATCGAGCGCATGGAGGTTCTTGCGTTCGAGGGTATTCATCGCAACAAGATCCTGCTGCTCGACTTTTCCGACGTTCGTCCGCACGGATCGCCCATCGGGGGAATGCAAAACCGCCCCGCGTCGGGGCCTGGACCGCTCATGGAGGCGATCAAGAACATCGCGACGTTGCGAAACAAGGGCTACGCGCCCTGGCTGTCGGCAATGTGGGCAGACCACTACGTGGCTGAGTGCGTTCTCGTAGGCGGGGCTCGTCGAGCCGCCCGCATGGCGGTGAAGAGCTGGCGGGACTTCTCTGTTCTGGAGTTCATCAGGGTGAAGCAGGGCGGGGAGCTCTGGAGCGCCAACAACAGCGTCGCGGTAGATGCCGAGTTTTGGGGGCGTGTGCGCGAGGTTCACGCGGTTCTCGAAGCTGGCGGTTCCCTGACGGTGTTTCCCCGCGAACACCTTCGGGCCTACGAAATCTTCGAGGCGATCTGTCAGCATTCCTATCACGACGGCACAGGAGAGCCGGGCATCATCAACGTCGATAAGCTTGCCTGGAACGACGAGGGCATAGAGGTTCTATTCGACGGCGATTTTGCAGAGTCCTCACGATACAAACTCGACGCCGGGGCTATCGCGTTGAACGCGGCCATCGCAAGGGTGTGGGCAGGCAAGACCTATAAGGCGATCTGTAACCCTTGCGGGGAGATCGTGCTTGGCTCGCTCGGGGGTTACTGCGTGATCGCCGATGTAGTGCCCCACCATACCCAAAACGACGACGATGCCGAGAATGCCTTCAGAACCGCAGTGCGGGCGCTGATGCGGGTCAATCTCATGGACAGTCTCTATCACAAGGAGGTCAAGCGCACCAACCGCATCGGGGTCGGTTTTACTGGCATTCACGAATACGCCTGGACTCGGTTCGGGCTCGGGTGGAAGGATCTCGTGGACGAACAGCGGTCCCTGCCGTTCTGGAAGATGCTCGCGCGGTTTCGCAGGGCGATCGACCAGGAAGCGCACAGCTACGCCCGAAAGCTCGGTGTCAACGTTCCCCATACGCTCGCGACCGTGAAGCCGGCCGGAACAACCTCGAAGCTGTTCGGGTTGACCGAGGGGGCGCACCTACCCTCCATGCGGGAATACCTGCGATGGGTGCAGTTCCGCAATGATGACCCGCTGATCGCGCAGTATCGGGCGAAGGGCTACCCCACGGTCCAGCTCAAGACCTACTCGGGCACCACGATCGTCGGCTTCCCTACGCAGCCTCTTATCTGTCGTCTGAACATGGGCGACAAGCTGGTGACCGCAGGCGAGGCCACCCCCGAGGAGCAATACAGGTGGCTACGTCTGCTCGAGAAGTGGTGGATCAGGGGCGTAACTGAGCAGGGCGCTTATATGCTCCCCGACCGCGGCAATCAGGTGTCGTATACGTTGAAGTATCAATACGATGCCGTGAGCTATCCCGAGTTCGAGCGCGCTCTCCTCGAGGGGCAGGCGACCGTTCGGTGCTGTTCGGTCATGCCGCAGGTCGATTCATCGGCCTACGAATACCAGCCGGAAGAGGCTCTGACCAAGCACGAATTCGAGGAGCTTGCAGCCGCGATTAGGGACGAGGCTCCGCACCAGGACGTAGGCATGGAGCACCTAGACTGTAGCGCGGGGGCGTGTCCGGTCGACTTTCGAGAGCAGAGGGTCGCCTAGCCCCCCCCGCCGCGAATGCGCCCTTACCATTCA